ACTTTTAATTATTAATCCGATTAACCTTGAGCAACTGCACCAAGGATTGTCATGATTTCATCTGGAAATGGAAGTCTAGCTTCAGCTTCGGTTGTACCGTATAGAATTGCTTCTAATGCTGCAAGATTAGCCTCAACAGTTTTAGTTGAGTCGATTTCCAAAGATGCTGTTGGTTTGAAACCTACTAATTCGACTGGAGTAGTTGTTACATCCCAACTGAATGTCATAGCTTCTGGGCTATCATTAACTGTGTCGTGTGATTTTTCACTTGGGCCGGCTAAACATCCATAAATGATATGAATCTTGTAACCCAAATCTGGATTAACATCGTTACCAATCTTAGATTGATATGCAAGAGCAAACATCTTACGTGGTTGTTGACCGACTTTTAGACCTTGAGCAGCAACTGCTGATCCATCACATTCGGCAAACTCGTCTGGATAAGTATATGCTTCGATTGATGCTTCTAATTCCTCTACAGACATTAGATTTAAATATTTAATATTATCCGCGTAAATAGCAGATGGTTCAGCGCCTGTTGGACTTTGAGTAACGTTTACTAGACCGTTCCAAACAACACCATTACCATATACTCCTTGAACAGCTGACATAGGAAATAAGACACCCTTGGAAACGCCTGTTTCCCAGAATCTTTCTCCTGATTTATCCCAAACTAATTTAGGCATATTGTTATTCTCCTTTGTATTTTATTATTTTATGTAACTAACTGTAAATTGATCGTGGTTTAATCCATTGACTACAAAGTGTCTATCGAACACTGCAAATTTAAAAGCCAACAATCTCTCTACTATTTCACTATCTGGATCATGATCCACAACAGTAACTTTGTATTTAATATTTTGACCATATACGTTGTCGGCTGCATGAGTTTTTTCTATGTCCGATCTTGAGTATATAATCGCTGGGTATGTAATTTTAGTTGACTCAGGGGGCTGAAAATAGACGTTGTTAGATCCTAGGATTTGAAGTAAATCCGCATGCAGTTTAAGCCTGCCATCATTCATCATTATACACACCCCCTAGGGTCAATACCAATCTTGGGAACTGTTCGGAAACGGATACAACCTTCCATTTAGTCCCCAAGTATGTGGCATATTTAATGAGATGAAAATTATGCAGGGCATACGGGTCAGCTAAGAAACTTATTTGTTTATTAACAACCATGTTGTCATTTACTTGGCCAGGATTTTCAGATTTTTTATTATTAATAATAGAATCTCCGAAAACCTCGCGTTCTGTTATGATGGTTCGATGGACACCGGGTTTTTTTTCGGATGTTACACCATACCCTATAAACCCATTATATTTTCCCATTTTGAAGTTTACCTAAACTATCTTTAGCCTTGAACTACTGAGCCTTTAGATTCGTATACGATTGCACTGTAAGGTTTCTTCAATGCGCCTGAACAACGAGTTTCGATTAGGTATTCATGTTTGTTGAAGTTTAAATCAAAGTCTTCAAACATTGATACTTGACCGCCCTTATCTGCACCAACATTATAGTCAGTAAGATTTACAAGGATACCAAGTAAGTCGAATTGATCATCTGCAACGACTCTATTGACACCTTCCATTACTGGAACTGTGATGATGTCTTTTACACGTAGAGCAGTCTTTAACTTGTCGATTGTTTCGTAGATTACTCTTCCGTTTGTATCTTCAAGTAATAACATTTCAACTAATTGATCTTCAGTTGTGAATAATGATGGGTTACCAGAACCTTTATAAAGCTTTCTTGAACGAACGATGTCTTGGATGAATGCTTTAGCTTTTTGTGCAGCTGTTGCATTTGCAGCAGGAGTTAATACTCTTGATACTGTGTAAACAGCATTGTCACCATAGATTGGTCTAATGTGTAATGGATCGATCTTGTCATCGCTGTCATTTGATCTACCATCACCAATTAAGAATGCTCTTGCTAATTCTTCATTAAGCATTACGCGCATTTCTGATTTAATGAATACAACTACGTCGAAATCAGTAATGTCGATTACGTCGTCTCTATCAAGTTTTTGGAACTTATAAACTGTTTGTGGAGTGGTTGTTCTCTTTAAAGCAGCAATAACTTCTTCAACCTTTTGGTTACCCTTAACGTAACCTTTTGCTCTTGCTTCATCTGCAGTAATGTTTGCAGCTGTTGATTTAACTCTTGAGAAAGGTGATTTGGATACTCCAGCCATAACTGTTGCAACCCATTCCATATCTCTTGAAATTAATTCAGGAGTTCTGTTTAAACTTTGTACTTCTGGGAATAACGTGTCAATATTTTCGATACCATGTGCAAGGAAAGCATCTCTTAGAGAACCACCCTTTTTAGCATCTTCAAGTGCTGCTTGGAATTCCGCGTGTGTAAGGACATCTTCTTCCTTAACATCTGTTTCTTTGTCAAATAAATTTTGTTTCATTTCTTCTTTTCCTCCATCGCTTTCTTCTAGTGCTGCACCTATTAATGCATACACTGCTAATTTTTGTTCTTCATTTAATGTGTTGAATACTTCTTCAACGGTCTTTTCGGCATGCTTTAGTGCTTCTTCAGCCGCCAATTGTTCTTTCGTTTTTTCCATCTTTTTTTCTTCCTCCTTGGAGTGATTTAATTCGTCTTTCTTATCTTCAGTATCTTTTGGATCCTCAGGATCTTTTTTAGCTTCTGGATCTTTCTGATCCTCTTGATTTTCCAGATCTTTATTATCATCATCTTCGGAGTGAGATAATTCCAGATCGGCATTGTTCCAAATAATAGCTTCTTCGGATTCTTTACCTTCACCATGAACCAACACTGTTTCGATATAAGCCCCAGGATTTGCTCCCGCTAAAACAAGACTGACTTCTCTAATGTTTCCATGTAGAACATCGCCTTTTTCTTGTTTAAGTTTGTTGGCATAGATTGATAGTGCTGTAATGTCTCCATTACGAACTAACTCTTTGGCATTTTTACCTTGACTTGTTTCATTAAACTTGCCATATGTATATACACCCTCTTTTCTATACTCCAACAAAGCATGACCTAATACGTTATCGGCATCGGTATGGTTATGGTTCCAAACCAAAGGAACTGTTTGATTATGGTTTTCTTTGAACGCACCCTCTTTGATGGTACGACCGTCGCCACATTTGACATTATGTCTAGTGGCCCAACCTTTAAAGTCCCATTTTTTATCCATTTTGATTTTCTCCATCCTTAGCTTCCGATTTTATCGGGTCTTCTTTAACAACTTCCGATTTCACAACAACTGGTTCTTGATCTTTTGCATTTAGATTCTTATTTCTAAGTTCATCAGCTCTTGGATCATTGATAGGTTTAAATCCTATAATTTGTCGCATCTCATTGGAAGTCATTATTTCATTCCTTGTGAATTTATCGGCAATTTCAGCTAATTTCGCTACAGTTACTAATCTGAAAGGATCATTGAAGTATCTAACAGATTGTCCTTGAGTTCTTGCGGTTTTTGTTAAAAACTTTCTACTAAATTCAAGGGTTATAGCAGCTAAAATCGGTTCAATTGTGCGGTTCATGTAATTTAACATAACTTCTTCATTAGCAGATCCATCTAGAATGGCCTCATTGATTCCTAACTGGCCGTATAGCATACTCGTTAGGTATTCAATTTGTTTCAATAGATTGTTTTCTACTGAACGATTAAGTTGTGTTATCTTTTCGGTTCCATCAGTATAAGCTACCCCATACTTAGAACTCGCCAATTGGTCTTCCATGTCCTTGCGTCTTTGATCCGCTTGAGCACGTCTTGCATCCGTTTTTATCACGTAAGGCAATTGAATAATTAAATCTAATTTACCAGACCCAGATTGTTTGTCTATTACGTCTAGTATATTCAATTTCATTATAAGTCTTTGCAAGATTGAGTTTTTCTCATTCATAACTGCATAATGAGGGTTTTCAATAATTGCAACTGAACTTTTTGGTAATATCAGATTTTCTCGTATACCTTTTCGATCATTGTATACTTCTACCTGAATGTGGTCTGGAAACCACTGTAATATTTTTCCAGTTCGCATACTATATATGTCGAACGATCCGTCTTTATTAATATTTACACTAGTATCTATTGGTATAATTGCGACGGCACCTTCATCAAACAACGACATAACTATGTCTTGTATAAAGGCTCTTGATTGTTGATCTTTATTTGCTTCTACTGTCAAACATGTGTTTAGGCTAGAGTCTTTTACTTTGAGAAATCTTTCCTCACTATCCATTACAACATGTTTTATTTGAATTGTTGAGCAATCTATTGCTATCCTGTTATAAATCGCAGTAACTATAGATTTTTCATTACCTCTTGAAAAGGTTACCCTATCCGGTCTGAAACTTGAAGAATGGCCTAGATTATAATCCCTGAAACGCGGTTGATTTTCTTCGCCAATAAAGGAGTTCCAGGCATGTTTAAGTCTATCTAATACTCCCATGGCTTATCCACCACCTTTCGTTTCTTGCATGTCTACTTTTTTAGTATTGTAGGCTACCCTACCGTTTGACCAAACACCATTTTTTAATTGATTGATATCATAGCCTTGATCGGCAAGAGCCATATGAACACCAACATCACCCCTTTTGGCAACCCATTCAACAACTTTTCCAGATGGTGAACGAATTCCAGAGGTTTTTGTTCGCATTACTTCTGCTAATCTTCTGTTATACATGTTGATTAGGGTTCTTTTCCCAGCAGGAGTCTTTTCTAATTCTTTAACATATTCTTTCATTTCTGGTTTCGACTCTTTTAAGGCTGTTTTATAAACCTTGTCGGATTTTTTCTTTACCCATTTCTCATCGAGTCTTTGGTAACGTCGAATTCCAGCAGGAGTTAGGGTACCGTCTTCGTTTTGATAACGCCGTATTCCCCAGCGTTGTCCTTTAATACCGTGATGGACTAAATATGTTTTTGTCATATTATTCGAACGCCTCCTTATTATGTTTATATGCAATGAAAGCGTCCATCATAGCCGCAACATTGTCAATTTTTGCTTCATGTCGTTTTTTATAGAGTTTTCTATTACCGTTGGTATCTTCCAAAGTAATTGAGTTACCCATAGCGAACGTCATAAGATCTTCATCAAACAATAATCGTCTTTCCTCGGCCAATTTCTTTAATTCACCAAGCGGGACTGATTCTGTTTTTGCACCTTGTATAACTTTTACTATACCATATGGACCATTTTCTGCTTGCCATCTTTCAACAAATTCCTTTGCATTATATGGGTCAAATCCAAGACATCTAACATCATAATTTGCATTATTAATGTGGTTATCGATATCCTCATAGACCGCCATCATGTCTAATATGGTTCCTTCCATTACCATTAACGAACCTTCTCTTAAAAATTCGTCATATTTGAAACGCATTGCTGTTGGTAATTTCTGAAGTGTAAATTCACTAATATAACTTCTTGTTTTTATACCGAATTCGCCATTTGGTAATGGGAATAAGAATGTAAAAGCACAGAAGTCATCTCCTTGAGATAAGTCCACGCCAAGAGCGCAAGGCATACCCCAAAAATCTTTTTTAGAATGCGGTAATGTTTCCTCATATGTAAAATAATAAGTGAAACCCTCCATTGGTATTCCAAATCTTTTTGCTAAAATGTCATTTCTAACTGCTGGAGCTTTTTCAGCTCTTTCAACATCTAATTGATAAGTTTCATATGAAACTGTTTTTCCAAGGTTTGGATTTGCCTTAATCCACATGTCTGGATTCCCAACTTCTTCGATGTTATCTAAACGATAATACCAAATGGAAACATGTGGGTTTATATACTCACCTTTTAAGATGTCTAATAATTCCATTTTGATTGTATCACCGGAACCATTACGAACTGTACCTTCGGATGACATTGCTATAATTAAATAGTCGTCAACCTTAGAAGCACCCTGTTCAATTGCGCCAACAACATCTTCTCTGACATCGCCAGATAACCATTCATCTATTGTTGCAACTTTACATCTTAAGCCCTGTAGCTTATCGATTCTCATTGGTCTTATTTCTAAGATAGATCCAGTTAGAAAATTTTCGATTCCCTTTTTAGTTGATGCTAACTTAACCCTATTTGCTTTTGATCCCGTTGTATTTTGTAAAGATCCCTCTGTAAGGAATTTAAACAACGGCCCTTTTGATCTAATTATTGAAGTTTTTATAGGCGACATAACTTCATCAGCCTGTTTCATGGTTGGGGCGGTAGTTATTTGATAAGTGGTGGTCGGATCAATATTTAAGAAGTAATTTTGTATTACCGAACCGTACATTGATTTGGCAGCACCTCTTGATACTATTAAATACTGTTTATTAATCAGTCTTTTTTTAATCATTTTCTTTTCATAGTGACCGTGCTTATCGTTTTCGCCTTTTACATATACACTTCTTTCAACGAAGTAATACCAACCAAATATTTGTTCAGCCCATAATTTAAATGAGTCTAACATTTTTAAATCGGATCCGTCGGTTAGTGTCAATTCTTTTTCACAATACTCAATGAACCCATTTATTGCCAAATCATCGTAGTATATACCTGGATTTGCAATTAAGTCATCAATTCTATTCATTTCCATAGAGATTTCCCTACATACAGGTATATCACCTCTAAGTACGGCTTCTCTAAATTCACCATAATATTTAGGCGTTGCTGTATTAGATAATGCCATAGTTAGTCACGCTACTTCTTATTTTTACTTCTGTTTTGATAAGCGATTACTTGCTTTCTAGTTTTAGGATTTCCTCTAAAAGCTTCTGGTGTTCCACCCATACCGGTTGAATTGAATGTTCTGTTCTTGTTTGCGTTTACGAAATTGGTAACACTTGATGATACAACAACTGCACCTATAAGTGTAGATAAGACTGCTCTGTTAAGCATTTTTTTACCATCTGCTGAACTAAAATTTACTTTATTTTTCTTACCTTTGACAATAGTTGTTACACCTTTTGTAACTAATGCAGTACCAATACCTGCTTTGGCAATACCTCTAATGTTCTGGCCTTTTCTGTATTTGTCTTTTAAACTTACAGTGCCATCATCATTAATATCGTATCTTTTTCGACCAGCAGGGGTTAGAGAACCGTCTTCGTTTTGAAAACGTCTGACGCCCCATCTTTGACCTTTAATGCCATGATGGACTAAATATGTTTTATTCATATTATTTACCCCTTACCCTTTTCTAATTTAATTTCATTCATGGTTTTTATGGTAAGAGCGATCGTTGCTGCGACACCAGCTACTGCCCCGGTTGTTTGTAAGATCTCTCTTGTCCAATCCTGGCCATTTCTAACTCTTTTTGTATCGCCGGTCAATTCACCATAACTTCTTTCCATGTTAAGACGATTAATTTTCTTTCGTAATTCTTCATCAGAAAGTTTACTATAGTCTGCTTTATTTACTGTTTTGGATTTATTTTTTCCAATATTTCCAATAATATAACCAGTATCTTTTAGTGTTTTTGATGTTCCTGATAATATGGTTTCTGCTGCTTGAGCATCTGCTCTTTTGTAATCTTTTACTAATATTTTTTTACCCTCTTTATTAGAAATTGAATTACCATGTTCTTTTGGGTCACCATAACGTTTTTTTCCAAGACTAGTGAGGGTCCCATCTCTATTTTGGAAACGTCTAATACCCCAACGTTGTCCACTAATACCATAGTGGATTAAATAAGTTTTATTCATCTGCATTTTCCTCCTCTAGGCTCAAGGATTCAGAATATCTACTGTTTTCTTCTTCAACATACAATCTATACTCCATCTCGGCTATGGCTTTATCCATTGCTGCTGCAACATTTGCATTGGCTGATGGATCAAATAAACTTTTAACCTTTAACGCAACATAAGATTGTATTTGTTGTGTTTTTAATGGATTCGACGTTTCATAGTCATCCCATACTTCATCATAGCCGGTAATACTGAACCCATCTTTTGGACCAACACCCATTTGAGTTAGGTTACTAAACACGGTATTAATATGAATTAGTATGTCGGAATCAAACGAGACATATTCCTTTGTTAGACCTAATATTTTTTTAACAGACTCTAAAATAGAATCTATTTTTGGGCTGTTTGTTTGTGGGTCCATAGTCTATTACCCCACTTTAATAAATTCTTTTAAACAAAAACCAGTTAAGGATACGCCATCATTGATGTATGTTACTTCGTAAAAAGATTCTGTTGAATTATCTAAATTAACTTTAACTCTTGTGTCAACTGGGATGATGGCCATCGGTCTAGTTCTAATATTAGCACCTTCTCTTAAGCGCAATGCATTACAGTTGAATATTACACCTGTTTTTACACCAAGTGATTTCTTCTTTTCAACAATATCTGGTTTTACGTCAACGTGTGGGGGTAGATCTTCAACTACTTCTTCAACTACTTCTTCAACTACTTCTTCAACTACTTCTTCAACTACTTCTTCAACTACTTCTTCAACTACTTCTTCAACTACTTCTTCAACTACTTCT